GCAAAAGAAAACTAGTAGTCCAAGGAAGAAACCGGCTACTTCAAGTAAGAGTCGGATCGGTAATGGTCTGATTAAGATCGGAGCTGGTATTGCCGATGGTTTTCTCCCGGGGGCGGGTTCGATAGTTAGAGGCATTGGCAGTCTGGCGGGATTTGGCGCCTACACTCGAAAGGGTGCAGAGGCGTATCTAGCGTCAAGAGTGCCTGCCATGCACTCTACTATCGATACTGGTGTACGGATTGCACACCACGAGTACTTGGGTGAGATGACAAGTTCAGTTGCGTTCACTTTGTATTCGTATGCCATTAACCCAGGACTACCAGGAGCTTTTCCATGGCTATCCACTATTGCTGCGGCCTTTCAAAAGTGGGAAGATCATGGTATTGTTTTCTATTTCAAGAGTACGAGTGCTATTGCTCTCAACTCAACCAATACTGCTTTGGGAACAGTTATTGGGGCTGTGACATACAATCCTTATCAGGTCGCACCCACAGATAAGGTGACTATGTTAGCCTTGGCCGGCGTGCAAACCGGCAAACCTGCTGAAGATAATCTTTTCCCAGTCGAGTGTAAAATGTCACAATCTTTGTTTGGCACGAAGTTAGTTCGTACCGGTCATGTGGCGGATGATTTAGCAAAGTACGACGCGGGTAATTTTCACTTAGCAACCATTGGTTCACAGGCGGCAGCGCAAATTGGTGAATTACATGTATGTTATGATATCACACTTAAAGAACCCAAGTTGTCTCCTTCGGGTTGGTGTTCACATGCTGAAGCCAAGTATGACAATAATTTAGCCATTCTTGAGACCGTGGGCGTTAGTCCATGGTGGTGCAATCCCATTGGTGTAGAGGTTTATGGTGTCGGTGTCACGTCAGGTATAACTTTCCCAGCATTTGCCGGTAGTGTGAATAGTAAATATAAGATTGACTTATATTGGATAGGAGCGGTTGGTGCTGCAATATCATACCCAGTTGTTTCTTTTGTTAATTGTGCATATTTTACAGGTCTATGTGATGGGGCTGGAGACTTTGGAGATGGTCATCATGAGGTCCCGGTGGCAGGAGTGAACGTTACAAGATGCCATCAAACCATCTTCCTTAGTATAACAGATCCAAAATCCTTAGCAACGGTTATTTTTACAGGCGGCGGTGCTTGTACTTTACCAGCCACACCGTCGGCTGTTCATATTTTTGTAACCGAGTTAGATTCGCAGGTGTTGTAACCTTGTTGGTTATGTTGAGACCAACCATGTTCAGGTCATATTCCTTCGGGAATGCGTAGCCTAGTATTTAGCTTTGCGGCGGCCACTGACGTCAGATTGTCGTGGGCGCCGGATTGCACTGTCACTAGTTTCCGAAGAAATTTGACTAGAACATGACACTTTGTGCTAAGTATAAAAGCTCCGACGTTCAAGTTAGTCTTGCTCTGGAAAAGGCAAGGGTTAGAGTCTTACTCTCTCTAAGATGCACATTCTGGCATATGGTGTGCACCGTGTTGGTAATATGCTGCTCAAAACCTCTTTCGTCAACCATGGCCACGACTCAACAGATAACCGAGTCGCGTCAAGCCATTGGGCCCACCAACGGTGGGGCTCCCAAGTTGCAGTCAATTTTGAAATCGACTGGTCTTCGGGATGACAATAAGACGCCTATGGACACAGACGTCAAACATTCACTGTCTATTTTAACCAGTGATGTTAAATTTGTCCCGACACCATTGTGTGGTGGTGTTGAAACTAAGCATGCCCGGTTTGATCCGGTTTTTTCACTTACCCCAGCTGCCATTGTCCGGAGTGTGTCCGGAGATGGGAAAGAGAGTGCTGGGGCGACATCTGAAAACTCTCAGATTCGTTGTTTTTCTTGTGGTAAGTTAGGCCACAAGGCAAATCACTGCGACGTGTCTCATCGAAATCACAATCCACGTACACGTTGGCAGAAAAATTCATTGTTGGTAAGTCAATCAAAGCAGCATTGTCTGGAGGAGGCTTTAGGCAAAGCTGATGCTACGATTGAGACCTTACGTGATAAGGTTAAACCTCCGCTTCCAAATGTTCAGGTCTCTTCTGATGTTAAAGCGGTTGATTTTGATTTGACATTGCCAAATCATGCTTTCACTGTCTATTCAAAACCGTTGGGGTTATTAGCAAGTTTACTTGCTGACCTCGATGGTAATCACATTGAAGATCAACAAGGCAATAACGTTCAACAGGCTCACATGTGGATGTTTGTAGAAAAGCAAGACATGGACACTAAATTGGACCAACGTCCGGTTCAGTATCTTGGTTTTGAAACTTACAAACGCGACGCTAATCTGCAAGTTTGGGATGTTGAGCGCAATCGACGTTTTGCTAGTTTTTCAACGATGTGGAAAACGCAACGAACAATGTCTACTCATACCGTCCGAGGTATCGTATCGATGACTATGGTCATGAACATGATTTCACGCGACGGCGTCCGACTATTAAGCTCGGCTGATGAAGAATTTCTTAGAGCGCGTTATGATATTATAGCAACCTCAGTTAATATTCCTCAGTTGGCGGGATTGAAGGAATTCACTCTTGATTTTCTCCGAGATTATTGTCAGTACGTTTCAAATGAGCAGCATATGTATAAACATGATGATTTGCCATATTTTCACACACGGCTCCTGGACGCGAACGATACCGAATTGCCTACGGGTATCGAAGATGGGAAGTCAAGTCCATGGGTCACATCAAGCCCTTTAGATGTGACGTCCGGCTTAGGGACAAGCATCGTTTTCATCACGTCGATATTCCTCGTGTATCTCTTGGGGTTGATGTTGAAGGGGCCGTTTTACCTAGCCCAGACCCTCATGATAAGCGTACGTTACAGGGAGGCATCGCCAAGCGTATTGGTGGTTCGCTTCCTGACCTTGATCGGGCTCTCGTTCGTAGGTTTCGTAGTTTTGTTCGTGGGTGGTTACATCGTTATCTTCGCCCGCTTCCTGCTGACACTGATGTGTCTGTCGATAAATGGCTTGCTAACTCTAGCTATCCTTACTGGAGAAGTAACCAGATTCTCAGGAAGTTTATTAAGACCGGCGGGGCACTTCGCTCAGTCCATTTTAAGTGTAAGAGCTTCATTAAACGTGAGTCATATTATTGTCGCGATTGTAATTTTAAGGAAGCTCGGACCATTAATTCTAGATCAGATGCATTTAAGGCAATTAGTGGTCCAATATTTGCAGCGATTGAGAGAGAGGTCTATCATCTGTCGCCTTTTATCAAACACGTTCCAGTGGCTGATAGGGCTCGATATGTAAAAGACTTGGTTTACCAACCAGGTGCTACATACATATCAACAGATTATACTTCGTTCGAAGCGCATTTTTCCAGTTCTATTATCAAAGTTTGTGAAGTTCAATTGTATAAGTACATGACGCGATTGTTGCCTTGTAGAGATCGGGTTGATATGATATGCAAGGCGTTGTACGGAGTAAATACATTGAATTTCCAGTCAATGTCGTGTAAAGTGACTGGTGTCCGTATGTCTGGCGACATGTGCACGTCGTTGGGCAATGGATTCACTAATTTGATGATGATGATGTTCTGGGCGCATGAAAACTGTGCACGTGTTACGGGTGTCGTTGAGGGGGACGACGGGTTGTTCCGAGTTAGTAAAGTCCCAGATGCCGACTTTTTCTTGAGATTAGGTTTCACGATCAAAATTGAGGCTAGTTCAAATTTAGCTGAAGCTCAATTCTGTTCGATGTGTTTTAATGAAGAAAATGGCCGCGTACTCTGTGATCCAATCAAGAAGGTGTTGAATACGGGTTGGACTTTTAGTGACTGTCGATTTTCTGCCAAAGCTCGTTGTGAGTTATTGCGCGGTAAGGCGATCAGTCTGCTTTGTGAATGTCCTGGCGTTCCTATTGTTCATTCGTTAGCCAAGTGGATTTATCGTACACTTGGTGTAGGTGCTGTTCGATATTCGGGACTTAGTGGGTCGCTCGATCATTATGAGGAGATGATTGACATCAATGAAGACCGCGTAGCTCATGGTTTGACCCAAGTTCCAGCGTTGACAGATAGGCAATTAGTTGAAAAACATTTTGGTATTCCGATGTTTAGTCAACTGAAGATTGAAGAGTGGTTTGATAATTGCGAGTTGATACGCACGATTCCATTCTATCTTTTTGCCGATTTAATTCCTCCGAATAGTGTCAAATATGCCGCAACTCATGTGTTTGATGTAGTTGGGACACCTATTCTTTGGCGTCGTTAAGTTCAAGCTCAGC